GTCCTTTGTAGCACCAAATATCGGTGTTTCAAACTTACGTATTAGTCTTTGTGCACCTATTGTACCAAAACCAACCTCATAGGGTGTCAATGTATGATTTGTGTTTGTGCCAATATCTGAAGTGTCATACACAAATACATATTCTCCTCTACGGGCGTTTTCTGCCGATAGGGAGAGGTAAATGTTGCCGGAGGATAGATTGGTTACATAATACGATTGACCAGTGCTAAGACCCGCTACAGGCGATCCTGCTGTAACAGGATTGTACAATACAATATCACCATTCTGTAAATTGTGGTCAGGGATATTGATAAGTTGAGATCTAGTTGTTATTCCTGCTGTGCTGAAATTTTTGATACGTTTTTGTACATCAATATTGAAGTGAGGTAAACTATGAGATGCAACAACTACTGTATCGCCTTGTGCGTAGGTATTTTGCACATTAGCGACAAAACCGCTTTGAGTTTTGATTTTTGCTTGAATACTATAATTATCACCTGCAGATAAAGTCGGGGTATTTACATATATTACTCGATCGTTCAATATACCTGTGATTGTTCCGTCATTACGCAGATTGTCCTGATTGATGACCTCCACTAAATCACCAGACTTATAATAATGCGGTTGTGTCAATATAAGTTCAAAATTACCTGCAGATATTGTCTTGAAGTCTTTTACAACGTGTTTTGTTGCAATATTCTCCAACCACTGACTGTACCTTATATCGTTCTTAGTTATACCTAGTGTTTTTATTTTGTACTCACTACCTTTTTGCTGTAGTACACCAGATCCATTGAATCCTACAATAGAACTCAATAATCTCATCTGAACTGGACTGTAACTCTGACCCTTTTCAAATGATTGTAGTAATACGCCTTGATCAATATTAGTTCCGATTGCTAATGATGATACTCCGACCACATTTATGAACTCTGTCAGAGTTTTGTCAGTATATGAAAAAGATAAACGTCCAACGGTGAAAGTTGATGATTTTGCAAAACCAACTGTTGAATCAACATGAACTATGGAGTCACCGATCGCTACAGGACTTGTAACATGAGTTCTTGTAGATGGTTTGAATTGTCCCTGAACAGTATCTCTGGATAAGTTTATTTTGTAGTAAGTTTTATTATTAACTCTTATATTTTCAACATTAAATACTGATGCACTAGCATCTCCTTGTACAATTGTCTCTGATTCTATGTTCTCTGGATCTCCAATGACCCTTTCCACTATCATGGTATCATTCACCACATATCCTGCATCAGATGGTCTGAAGAGGAATTCCTGTGGTTTTATCATATCAACCTTTTCATTATACAAGGTTGCAAAGAGCATTCTAAATGCTTCCTCAGTTCCTTTTGACTTATAAAAATCTTTTGATTGTCTTAGGAAAAAACCGGGATTCAAATCACCGGTAAAGTTACGATTCTCAAAACCCGGAGCAATTTGATTTTTTACTTTTTTGAAGAATCTAGTTAGAAAAATATTGCTAAGATTTTTTACTTGTGCTTGTGCACCATGCGTTGAGATACCAGATTTTGTAAATGTAAGGTATTCGGGAGAATTTGTTTTTCTGTCATTCTCTATACCAGAAAACCCACGGACACACCCTGTAAATGATGTACTACCTATACCAGTATAAGTAATGATCTCATCATTGATCTTGAGCAATCCATACTTACTAGGCCACCCTTTTGTAGAATCTACATATACAGTTTTACTGAATGAATTTAGATATTGTGATAAAGATGTTATCCCAGTCAGATTATCTTGATTGAGATAATCAAGACTTTTATATTCTGTTAGATTTTCAATTATATCTGTAGGTCCACCTTGATATTCTTGAGAAATGTAATATGATTTTAAAAAATCAGCAAATAAAGGATTGTCATTACCTATAAACTCAGGTATCTGACTCTCAATTACTTCATGTATTTTTACTTTGGACAATGAGGTTTCTATCATTAGTATCCGTATCCGCTACTGCTTGATGATGAGGATGATGTAGATGATGTTGTCGTCGTTGATGTAGATGTATTCATGCTACTACTACTTGTAGTGGTAGTGCCTCCAAGACTCTCTTCTCGTGTATTATATATTACGTCATGAGGAGTCGATACATGTTGAGCACCAACCATTTTCCTACCGGTCTCAGGATGGAAGTGGAAAGGACCATAATATGCTTGTCCATTTACATATCCTACTAAATTGCTTGTATCTGCACCACTTGTTATCAAGTCACCGCGAACTTTCGCACCATTCATATAACTTGATTGAGTATTGAATCTAGTTCCAGAAACATTCGCTCCTGATGCTATGATATCCTGTCTCATAACAAAATTACTTGAGTTAGTTGCTAATTGTAAGAATAATTCTTTTCTTCCAAGAACATCGTTAGATAAAGGTATTGCTTGAATTTCGATTATATTTTCTGGTTTCAAAGTAGATGTAATATTAACTGTGTTTATCATTATTTCTCCTTTCTTATAATCTACTGTACCAAAATTAGGTATTACAATCTCAACCTCAGTATCATCTGTTATCTTGAACAAGAAGATGTTACCAATGTCTGAACCTTCAATAACTTGATCTGCTAAGTAAACAGTACCACTTACATTGCTAACACTGAAACCTGTGCTCTTGATATTGTAGGAGTCATTACCTCTGAAGAACTCATTATCATAACATAATTCATAATTAGCAAATTGATTAATCTTTGACTTAAGGTTTCTCCTAATACGAATATTGGTGATATTTGATGTTATTGATTCATCAGTAGAATCAATAATTCCTGTAAGTTTAGAATACTTGAATCTTCCTCCAAATTTATTGAGATCACCTTGCTGCCCAAACTTCGTCACTGAGTCTATAACAGAAGACCTAAGATTGTCTGGACTTCCAATAAAGTTTGTATTATAGTATATGTAAGAATCTATCTCAACGTATAAGTATTTTAGATCTACAAAAGATGGAACTATACCCGCCACTGAATAACTTTTTAGCGATTCTAAAATAGATTTTTTAGTAGATTCTGGTAAGAATGTTCCATTTCTCGGTTTTGCTGCGATAAACACCCTTCCATATTGAGGTGGATTTAGATCTTCTCCTCCATACGCACTCACTGATTCAATGTTTGTGTATATTGATGGTAATAGTGCTTCATAGTCTGATGCTGTTACCGCACGATTTTGGGCAGAGTATCGACGAGGAGCGTATGTTCTTATACTTTCTACGCTTTCTATAACATCTCCTCCTTCTGCTGCTTGCAGAGTGAGCATGTTGACATTTAGATTTGTAACTATGTCCGCACCTTGATCATCAGTTAGTGTTCCTGCATAGTTGAATACATTTGCACCATTACCACTGGGACCGTCAGTTACAACATATGACGCAGTAATAATATTACCTGACTCTAACTTTTTACCAAAAATACCATCACCAAATAGCAATTCATATTTCTCGTCTGAGGTCTCTTGTATTAAGAATATATTTGATTCCCCCGTTACACCAACTATACTGGTCAATCCTGTGTAATCAGTTTTTGTTGTGTCACTCACTGAATTTTGAACACTTACTCTAAGAGTCGATGTATCAATACCATCATTAGGTAAAATGTACTTCTGATTAGGTAATGATGTATTTACAAGGTACTTCTTCTCTAGATATTGACCTTGATGTATAACAGCGAGACCTGATGCTTCTCCATTGACTGATGGTAGTGTGATTCTATCTGCTAATGAAAAAATAAAATTAGTTTGATTAAGACCTGAGTTTGAAATAACTCCGGGTTCCAAATTTACAGATGCGGTTGATGTGGATATTCCTGAAATATCCATTTTGACTATTGCTCGTGCTGCTCTTCTTGATCTTGGCACATATCCTATATTTCTTGCTAAAGACACCACATTCTCTCTAAGTGTTGCCGAATCAATAAATGACTCATTGGCAACCATGTTAGTGTTATATGCTGTAATATATGTGTTATACGCTAACGTGTTAATAATGACCGACAGGTTAGATCCCTCAAAGTCCATATCGGTAAAATTTGAGTTTTGTCTCAAATAATCGATTATCGATACTTTGATGTCCTGAAAGTTTAGGTTTGTAAATTGATTGAGAGTCATTATAGTCTAGTTGGTTCTAGAACGAAGTCGATCACCTGTGTTGGAAGAGGTAGACCTACAATATTGTATGAGATTTCAACATTCAACGTGTTTAGATCAGGAATGGGTTTTACGCTCACTTCTTTTAGATCTACTCTTGGTTCAAAGTTTTCTATAACAGTTTCAATTTCAGATTGAAGTGGATCCACTAAATCATCTGATGCTAGTTCAAATAATGAACCAGTAATTCTTGTTCCAATATCATTATCAAAAAACACCTCTCCTATTTTTGTTCTCACAAGGTTTTGAACCGCTTTCTTGATGGCATCTGCATCTTTTAGAGGCAGAATATCATTCGTAAGAGGATGTCGTTGAAAGGACAATGAAATGTCCCTAAAACCTCTTGATATTTTATTGAGAGGCATTACTTATACAATACTCGTATATTTAGTGCTATTTAGACAGTTTCTAAGAGTTATCTCTCGTCCGACTGATG